GCCGGTATAGGTGATGTGATGGCTCTAGCCGGAGCAGGTGCTATGTCATTGGAGCAGTCAGCATCCTATGTAACGGGTGCAGTAAAAGGCTTCAATGATGAAATGGAAAATGCCGGGAAGTATGCGGACATTATGGCCAAGGGTGCCACGATGGCCAATACGGATGTCGCGGGCTTGGGTGAAGCATTATCAAGAGCATCTTCCAATGCAACCGCATATAATCAGAGCGTAGAGAGTACATCAGTAGCACTCTTAAGACTGGCTGAGCAGAATGTGACCGGAGCAGAAGCGGCCACGGCTATGTCAAGAGTGATGGCTGATCTGTATACACCTACGGACAAAGCCGCTAAGGCATTAAAGGAACTGGGTATTGCCACTTATGACGAACAGGGTAATGCCAGGGATCTTAATGATGTAGTGGATGAACTGAATGTCGCTCTGTCCGGAATGAGTGATGAGCAGAAACTTGCATATGAAAACACCATCTTTACCACCTTCGGTATGAAGGGATTCCAGAAGATGTGTGTATCTTCTACGGAGACGGTCAATAAGTTTAAGAAGGGCATAGCAGAGGCATCGGGATCCGCCATGCAGCAGTTCGCCACACAGACCAACAATCTGGAAGGAAAGCTTGCTATCCTTAATTCGGCACTGGAGGCTACGGGTATAGCCATATATGAAGTGTTCGAGGATGACATGAAGGATTCTGTCGACAGTGCTACAGATGCGGTGGACAAGTTTCATGACAGCATAGAGAACGGCAGACTTGGTGATAGCCTTAAGAGATTGGCACAGGCAGCAGGCGATTTCCTTGATACCGCTATGGAAATCGGCACAGTTGCATTACCGCCAACCATAGACGGCTTGTCGTTCCTGGTTGAGAATATGCCTACTCTTTTAGGCACATTTGTAGGATATAAGACAGCTCTGGCTGCACAGGAGATAGCTACGCTCGCAGCAACGGTGGCACAGGAAGGGCTTAATGCAGCTATGTTTGCCAACCCTGCAGGAATGATAGCCGGGGCTATAGGTCTTGCAGTAGGTGCAATAGCCGGTTATGCCGTACAGTGTCATGAAGCAGCAGAAACTGAGCGAAGAGAACTGGAATCAATAGCTGATTCTGCGGTTAAGGCCAATGAGAAAATATCGTCTCTTACAGATGAAATCAAGACTTCTATGGATGATTTTCAGGGAAGAGATGAATATATCAGGAATCTTGCGAGTGAACTCAAATCGCTTAACAATCTTGATAAACTCGATGAACAACAGAAAAAACGTGTCAGAGATATAACGGCTCAGTTAAATGCGGAATATTCTGATCTTAATCTTCAGATAGATGAGACAACCGGCAAATTAAAGGAAGAATGCCAGGGTTGGGAGAATCTGCTTGAAGCCAAGATGCAGCAGGCCAGATATGATGCGGTTTCTGAAAAAATGACCGAATCAATGAAGGCTCAGGCAGAAGCAGAGTATGAGCTTTGGGAAACAGATCAGAAACTGTTAGACATTCGTGAACAGAGAAACAAACTTGAACAGGAAGCTCGTGTACTTCAGGCAAAAGGGGCTGATGCAACATGGGAAGAAACACAACGATTAAATGAAATCTATGATATCAATGAGGATCTGCTTACTCAAGAGAAAGCGTTAAATAACGCCAAGAGTGATCTGACCGAAAGTACAGAAGAACTTGCGGGAAAGACAGGTGAACTCGAAGAGTATATGAATACTCTGACAGAGGCAGAAAAGGAAAATGCCGAGGCCGGTAATGGTATAGTTGATGCCAATGGTGAGATAGTTGAATCCTCTGATGAGGTCACCGAAGCGATCCAAAAAGAGCAGGAAAACCTCGGATCACTTGTTGAATCTCAGGTGGCAAGCTTCGATAAAATACAGGAAGACTCCGCACTAAGCAAGGAAGAGGTCATAAAGAACCTTGAAAGCAATGTTGAAGCCATGAACAATTGGGCTGAAAACATGAATACACTTGCAGAACGTGGTATCAATGATGGTTTATTACAGCATCTGGCACAGATGGGACCTGAAGGAGCTTTGCAGGTTCAACAGTTTGTTGATATGTCCGGTGAAGAATTGGAAAAAGCCGGAGAATTGTGGAGCCAGGCATTAAGTGCTGAGAGTATAACTAACGGTCTGGTGGATGAATATATGACCGCCGGTACTCAGGCAGCGCAGGCGTGGGTTGATGGCGCATGGCAGACAGTTGAGTCGGGCGGTTCGGATGTTGCCCAGGGAATGGTCGATAGTATAACCAAGGCCGGAGGATGGGATTCTCTACCGACAGAAGTTCAGAGCAAGCTTAAGGAGGCAGCAGGAACAGAATCCATAGACTTATCCGAACAGGGTAATCAGGCAGCGGACAGTTTTGCAAATGCTCCCGGCTGGGAGAGCCTTCCAACGGAAGTACAGGCTAAGATAAAGGCCGCTTCAAATGCGGCACAGGAGAGTGGTAGAGAAGTCGGGAACGCTGCAGGCAAAGGAAATGCTGACGGCATAAAGGAAAGCACTGAAAAGCTTGTTAAACCCGAAGCGGAGAATCAGGGTAAGGCTGCTACAGAGAGCACAAAAGAAGCTGTTGGTACCAAGAATAAAGAGACTGGTAATAATCTTGGAAGTGATCTGGCTGATGGTATTGATAGCAGTACAAAGTCAAAAGTCAATCCTGCCGCCACTGCCATGGGTAAGTCGGCGGTTGATTCTGTAGATAAGGCAATCAACAAAAACACGCTTGTATCTATAGGAACCAGAGTGGGCGAAGGACTTGCAGAAGGTATCCGTAGCAAGATAGATGATGTCAAGGCTGCAGCCACCGAACTTGGTAAAGCGGCAGAGACATCTACATCTCAGCAGTTAAAGGTCAATAGCCCGTCCAAAGTATTCGAAGAAATAGGACAATATTGCGTCGCCGGATTCAACAAAGGGTTGAACGGCGGCGATATGTCATTGTCTTTGGGAGACAGTATACAGGCAGGTCTCGCGGGGTTGTCTGCTATAGACAGAACTCCACAGCCTGTGATCATCGAAAGTCATATACATATGGATGCTGATGCACAGAGAGTATTCAGAATGGTCAGTCAGGAGAACAGGCGGATTTATGAGACTACCGGACAGAATCAGCTTGATCCGAAATAGGAGAACAGTATGAGTTTACTAATTATCAATACAACCGATGTATCGGAGCATATTCTGACAGATGGCTATTCGGTCAATACGGAAAACAAATATGAACAATGGCAGGATGCTAATGGCGGATATCACAGAGTACTTGTCAGGAGGAGGATTACTGGGACCATCAATCTGAAGTTCAAGACGGAAAGTGCATATAACAGTTTTGTGAGTCTGTTAAAGAATGTGCAGAGAGTCGATGGATCAATACTTTGTACGGTCTATGTGAATAATTCGGCTCAATCTGAAGCGGGATATTTTTATTATACATTGTCTTCTACTATGCATAAGAGTTTGGATTCTGGTAAAAGGTTTAAGACTGTCCAGATGAAGATAGAGGAATGCTGATATGTTAAACATACCATACGAAGTTAAGCAGGCCCTGAGGAAGGGATGTTATAAGAAGAATTATAAGATGAAGGTCAATGATGTTGTTGATGTGGATATATATAACACATTAGAGATGCTTTCTTGCGATGCTGTCCGTGGAAAATTCACTATATCCGAGACGGGAAAATATAGATTTTATAATCCGGACTATAATACCGGAATATATATTCGTTTGGTCACTCCCGGGGTTGGCGAAGTGGATATTGCAGATATTGAGGCATCTGGAGAAGATAATACAGAGATATGTCTGACTTTAGAAGCAACGCAAAATGATGATTATTATCGTATATATCCGTTTAATTGGGAGTTACCTGATGATGAGTTTATACAGTTACAACAATATATAACCACAGAACAGCAGAGGGTGTATGCCTATACGATTGATAATGATACACTTATAAAAGAGTCAGTTAAGATAGATGAGCGAATGGTCACGGGTAAGCAGCTTAAATTCGGACTTTGCGAGGGGAGTTTGCTTGAGTTCCAATACTTTGGCCATCCGAACATCAACGGCAAGGATGTTCAGGTATATTGCTCGGTTGAGTATGTTGACGGAAATGGGGATGTTGCTTGGTATGACATTCCTATGGGTTGGTATACTGTTGACCAATGTCCAAGGCAATGGAATACCGGTATTTACAAGGTTACTGCTTATAATAAGCTGAAGAGTGATTATCTTGATGCAAATGCAAATAAAAAAATAATTGATATAGTGACAGAAGGTGAAATTGGTCGACCAAGTAATACAGTTAGTCTACAGACTATACTCGATAGAATGCTAAAAGGTTATTCGATTTATGAAAAATCCGGTATAAGTCAGAATTTGGTCCATGCGGAGATGTATGAAGGACTGGATGCTTTTTGTTGTACTCGTCTTAATGATCTAAAAAAAAGCTCAGGACATTTTCTGAAGATTATTACATATTCTGTTCCCATGACTGTAGAAGGACAACTCGACCCTAATGAATACTATCGTTTAGTAATTAAATGTAGTGCATTAGATTCTATATTTGAGCAATTTAGAGAAAACTATATTAGAGATGAAAACTCTAATCTATATGATTTTTATGATGGAGATCTTGGAACAGGAACGGCCACTCAATATTCGGATTATTATTCAATGAAACAGACGCTATACCATGAAAGAATAATGCTTAGCCGAGATTATCCCGCATCATATTCTGTTATTTTAAATCGTAACAAAGATGAATATACGACAGAATGGTTGACAGGCTTGACGAACGAAGATTATTGGAATTTTACTTTTCCATTAATATATGAGGATACTACTTCCTTTAACAGAAATATAGATTCTCGGGATGAGCAAAATATAAATCGAATATACGCAGAGATTAAAAATGAGATATTTGACAATATTATAGTTCTCAAACGAGATCTAACAGATATTGAGAAGGAAATATATACATTAAACGATGTAAAAACGTGGCCTGATGTGACATTAAGAGATTTACAATCTGCTACTTATGAATTAAGTACACAATATGGAAAACTTGACCGAATAACAGATTTATTTTCTGGAGTAGAATTGAACCAAGGTGGTCTGTATCCTGCTGATACATTGTATCCCGACAATGCCTTGTATCCTAGTGGTAATATGGAGCATCCTTTTCCGAGCACTTATTCGAAGCTCTGGACAGATACAGTTGGCGAGCAATCGTTCAGGTATCTGATCATTACTTATAAGGGTACGGAGACGGTAGACGGACAGACACAGGAAGTAGAGAAGAAGCTTCAAAGGACAGTCAATACAAACGGTACCACCGACTACAATATGTCAGATAACTGGTTTTTCCGTAATCTTGTATGGACGGATGAGGATGTGGGCGATTATGCCGATGCCATGGTTGAGAAGATGCGAGATATACGATGGTTCCCGTTCGAGATGTGGGCCGTTGGAATGCCGTACATAGAGACCGGGGATGCAATCGAAATTACGGATAAGCAGGGAAACACTCACACGAGCTATGTTCTTACTCGTACCCTAAACGGGATCCAGAATCTGCAGGATACATTTGTTAATGGTGAATTAGACATTTTCTAAGGAGGCTAAAATGGCTTTAACAAAGATTTATGATATACGGGATCATACCTGGCACAATAACAATACTCCGGCGCTTAATGAGACCAATCTTAATGCCTTGAGTCAGGCAGTAAGTGATATTGATGATCGTGTGATCGAGCTTGGAGTAGACGTTCTGGAAACGGTTCCGTTAATATTGGCGAAGTATGCTGATATCGAGGCTTTGTCAGAAAATCCGCCATATATTGGCGCTAATGGAAACTGGTATGTCTGGGATACAAACACAGGCGAGTACGTTGACAGCGGCATAGATGCAAGTATCACAGTTGAGATCGCAGATGTAACAGCACTTGAGCCCGATGCCAGCCCTTATGTGACTAATACGGGCACTAATACAGACCCGATTTTTCACTTATTTATACCGAGAGGACAGAACGGTCAGGTTGGGGCTACACCGAACATATCGGTAACGGCGTCCGTAGATTCTAATACAGGTACGCCCAGTGTAACAGTTACCAAGACAGGAACGGCGGGAAACCCTAAATATGCGCTGGCTTTTTCTAACCTTAAGGGCGAACGGGGTATACAGGGCGACAAAGGCAATACTGGAGAGACTGGCGCAACGGGTAACGGTATCGCCAGCATAGAGAGAACGGGTACAAGCGGGCTAGTAGATACATATACGATCACATTTACCGACGGGACCACCACAACGTTCACGGTTACAAATGGACGAGACGGACAGGGTAGCGGCGATATGCTGGAGGCTGATTATGACTCAAACGGTACAGTTAAAAGCGCTGGTGGAATTGATGCGTATGTAGATGATGAAATATCGGGTAAGGCAAACAAGGTAAACAATATATCAGTGGCTATGCCTTATGCTTTTCTTGACTCCAATGGCGACCTTACAAAAAGCAACGATGTAACATATGATAAGGTGCGTAGAGTAATGAATAGTAATTACTACGCTATGGAGTACGTATATACTCAAATATCAAATGCCGCAGTATTTACGTTTAGTACCGACGCTACCATACATGACTATGATATGTTTGAGGTTTTTAGTAGTATTCCAAACGAAAGCCCTACTATAACTCAGACTGGTAATATGACTATAAGGGTAGAATTTGATACACAAGCATCACGTATAGTAACTTTGGTATGGCGACGCTATGCAAAGGTATTTAACTAACAGGAGGTAAAAACAATGGAACAGAAGTATTTTGTAGCAGAGGCTTACCGGTATGCGGAAAGTAAAAAGTGGGAGTATGCACTTAAGGGTATGTATGACGACCTAGCCAGTGCAAAACAGGCATACCACGCTAGAATGGCGGCTATAGTAAAGCCCACCAATGATATATGTATGATTATTATCTATGACTCTTACGGTAATAGAATTGACTCAGATTTTGTATCGACCTATGTCGAGCCTGAAAGTGAGGTAGAATAATGGCTTTATTCAGATGTGGGGGGGGTAGCGTAAAGCCTTTACCTATAAGAATCGTAACAGCTAATTTTGTTGAAAGTGGAAGTAGTTATCCAACTGCAAATGTTAATTTAGATAATTTAGGCTGGACTAAACTAACTTTGACAGAAAAAGGAACTACAGGTTCAGTAAAAACTTGGAGATATAGGTTAGATTCTGGTTCTTGGGTGACAATTGGTTCAACAGTTGGAACGGAATTATCTTTAGGTTCTAGCTGGTCAACAATACAGATACAACTAGCAGGAGTGGGTAGTATAAGTAGGACCGTAACACTCTCTTAAAGAAAGGAATGATTTATGGCATTATTCAGATGCGGGGGGGGCGCTAAGTGTGCAAGCGGTACATTCGTCGCAAGTTCATCACAGATGACAAGTATCAATTGCGGTTTTAAGCCTAAATATCTTACCATAGTGAACACTACAGCAGTAAATACTCGTAATATAGTATATGACGAGAGGCAGAGCACTACAAAATATGCTATGTCTACTGCAAGTAATAAATTAACGGCTTACAATTTGAATGATAATAGTGCTTACCGGTTATATTCTATTGACGATAACGGTTTTACTGTTACCAAATGGAATAATAACAATTGTGCATATTTTGCAATAGGTTAATAATCCCCTCATTCTATCCGAGGGGTAGAATAGGAGGAATTATGGCTTTATTTCGTACAGGCGGAGGTGGCGCTAAGGTTAAGACGGGTACATTCACAACGAGTACAAGTGCCACAACATCGGTAAATTGTGGTTTTAAGCCGAAATATCTTGCGATTGAGGTAGATGGTCAAACATCAAGCGGAACACATATGTTATGGATATATAACGCAGATACATCAACAAGTTATAGTTATTATGCAAGTGCAAGTGTATATCCTTCGACTAGAAGCCTTCCATCTACCGCCAATAATACTTTAGCAAGTATTGATAGTAATGGTTTTACATTTAATTTAACATCATCAAGAGCAAGAACGGCACGATATTTTGCAATAGGGTAAGGCTTATGACATTTTTAACCATATTTTTATTGATAATAAGCGGAATATCCATACTGGCTATGCTGGCGCTTTTGAGCGTGGCTATAATTGTAGGCAACGAGTGGAGTAAGTGGATATGAGAGAGATAATATCACTAATGGCAATCGGCATATTATGTGCCTTGCTCATTTCTGCCTGTGTTGCTTTGGACAGAGCAGAAGAGGTGCAAGATGATGAAAAACATTAAAAGACTACAAGATATGCCACTTTCGACCTATGTGGCATTTAGTATAGCGGTACTACTCATTTACACAGTAGTATCGCTTATTTTATCGGTATTCGGCATACAGAATGATACTTTGACCACTTGCATATTCAGTACATTCGGTGGAGAGTGCCTGACTTGCGGTATCATCAAGATCTTCAAACTGCACAAGGAATACAAGATACATCAATCTATGGACTCATAAAGGAAGGAAAGGGAAATGGAAACACAGACATTTATGACAATCGCACTCGCAATCATCTCAATCGCTGGAGCATTGGTATCAGCATACCTTGTTCCGTGGCTGAAAACAAAGATTTCAGCACAGGATATGGAAACTATTACCTTCTGGGTGTGGTTTGCGGTCCGTTGTGCTGACCAATTATTCACTCCTGAACAGTGGGAGCAGAAAAAGCAGTATGTTCTTGGTTACATTATCGACATGGCTGCCAAGTTAGGTCTGAAGCTGACCGAGCAGGACATCAATGTTCTGATAGAGGCAGCAGTCAACGAGATTCATCACGGAGGTGAAATCAATGGGTGATTTTATCACACTGGAAGAGCACAAGGAATTTGCGGCACGTATTGACGCAGAAGATAACAGACAGAATAAGCGCATTGAGCGTTTGGA